TTTTTCCTCTTTTCTATCTAAAAAGGCGGCCTGATTGGTCGCCTTAATAGCAATATTTACTTTTCTTTGTAATAATCCCAAGCAGAACCGAAGCCCGGTTCATTGCCTTTGTTATTGTCAATTTTTGAAACGAAAACAATTCCTCTAGCGATAACTAAATCACCCTTGTTATAAGTGACTTTTTCATCCCACGGTCTGATTTCAACTTTTGGTTTGTCTTGGCTGTTTTCTTGCTCTTTCAGCAATTTGTAATGCTTTGTGTCCTTATCAGGTGTGTTACTTGCATCTGATGTGACTGCTTCAACAACCTCGTATGGATTTCCTTTGAACTTGAAGCGCTCTCCCTTCTGATACGGAAATTTATAGCCGTTCCAGTCATCCAAGAATTTCGCCCACTTGATAACGTCTTTGATTTCCGCATTTTGCAACCCTAATGCGATAAATCTAGCGACTGCTTCTGTTTCCGCTTTCTGTTTTGCTAACTCAATAACAGATTGAGGCACTTCTGAATAGTTAAACTTGACTTCGACATTTTCCCCATCTGTCATTAGCACATTAAATGATTGTAACTTTAAGAAACGATACTTGTAAATCTCAACAATGTTTTCTTTTCCATCAACGGTTTTCTTATCGTTGATAACTGCTTCGGACACGTTGTTTCCATCAAATATAGAAACCATATCAGGCAGTTCTTCTAATTTAATTGTCAGCGCAACGCTATATTCCGAAAACTGCGTTATATCTAATTTGTTTCCATCTTGTAATTTAATAAACATATTTTTCCCTTTCTTACGCTGTTCTGCGCCAAATATTTACACAATAATAAGGGGGAATACTACTGCCACCAGTTGTTTCACCATATACGGCTGCCGCGTATGCTAACGTATTATTTTTGTAATTTGCATTATTTGCATATCGCGTATTTGCGACTCTCGGATACTTGGTTGTATCCACTCCCTGTGATACAACTAAGCCAATTCCCGCTCCATTATCAACGGTCTGTCCTATCAATGCAGTCAATGTATTATTCTGCACATACGTAGAACCATGCGTGTGTGTTTTATTGCCCCCTACCATTCGCATTGTATAACCATCGCCAGAGCCAACAATAAATCTGCCTTCAACTTTTACCCACGTTCCACCAATTTCAGTATTAGGGTTGAAACTTCGGTTGTCATTGTAAATGACAGCACCAACCGGATATATATAATCACGCAAGAATGCATACAAGTCACCATTCTTCTTTTTTAATTCCGTTAATTGTCCTAGTTGCTGGCTAACAGCATTTGTCAATTCTGTTGTTTTTTGATTAACAGTATTTGTCAGTTCTGTTGTTGCGGTCGAAATTTGTTTTGAATACTTATCATCAAGTTTCGCATAAGTTCCATTATCCGTTTTTACATAGTACTCGTAAGCTGCGAAGTTGCCATTAACATCAACCTGTGATTTACCAAATTGCATGATTGGCTTCATTACAGATAGCGTTACATTTCTCGAAACAGATTGTCCAAAACTATCTAATGCGGTAACTTTATACGTAAATGACTGATTAGGGTCAGCACCAATAATTGAGCGTGTGTCATTCCATTTAACGCCATCGTGATTGGATACTAAGCCTGTACTGTTACCCCCACCAACAACTGACAATACAATTCTGTTTTGTACGTTGTTGATTGTGCCATTCCAGTAAATCCCACTTGATTTTAGTGTTGCGTCATCAGTATCACCATCACGCAATACCGATAAATTCTGAATAACTGGATAGTCATACATGATGTAATTGGTTGTTAACGAGATAGTATCTTCGTTATTTCTGCTATCAGTAACAGTTATGCTAATAGAAATTCTGTCGCTATCGTTACTGATATTTTCAAAGATATCATCAACCATATTAGTGTTGTATGTGCGTTTGACATTGCCATATGTAACTTTAATTGACTTTATGCTTGCATACTTCTTACCCTCTGTTACAATTTTCATTCGTTTGTGTGATAAGAAACGTACATAATCCTTAATGTTTCCTACAACATTTTTAAATGAGCCATTTTCTATAATTTCATAACTCTTTATTTCAGGCTTATCTGTAATTGCAAATGGTTGTTTTCTTTCATCTGTTCCAAGTTTTTTGGTATACCCATTCTCGTATGTTTCTAACGAGAAAATAATATCAAATGCACCCCTATCAATATTTGCCGAACTTATATAAATTTTTTCCCATTCATTTTGTTCTAACCTGATAATTTGATTTTGTAAATAAGGTCTAACTGTTTTAATGACATCACCATTAGAAAGTTTAATTACCGCTTGTTCAACGAAACCGCTACTTTTAAACGTACATGAGTATTCACCTTTTTCGTTGTCCATGCTTGCAGAAATGATTTCGCTTAATCTTGGTGTTGCTTCACCATCAAAATAAGGTGCATAAGCTTTGAATTCCGATGGGACATCATATAGTGAATCTCCGTAATTTGACCTTGCTATCCAATGAATGCCGACTCTTGCTTTTAGAGAACCATCAGCGTTATGTCTCACCTTGAATTTAATGTAGCCTTTAAACGAAGTTCCCCCCGATGTGTGAGGTATTGACACAAATTTTAGCTCGACTGGTGTCTTGTTTTCTGCGTTATCTTCCCAAGTCCAATAGTATCCAATCTTTGCACTATTTTCGGAATAATAGTAAAAAGTATCTTTTGGTAAATCAACTGTAATCTGCATAACAATAGTTGATGTATTGTTAGCATGGTCTATTTCTGATTGCGCCCATTCTGTTGAAATATAAAAATTATTATGTGAAAAACTTTTATACTTCCATTGCCCATAGAAATTGCTAGAACTTATTTCTTGCCAATTTATTGTCATTCGTCCTCGCTACCTCCTAACCAGAATAGATTTGTGCAAGATACGCTCTTGCCTGTGATTTCATTCATTCTTCCACGTTTAAACTTATGGGCGCATACTTGTACGTTACCCTCTGCTCTTAGGTCATTTACGCGTGCTTCTGTTGTGTTAATTTCAATCATCGTTTTATCGTTAGTTACGATTTTATACGATTTTTCATCAAACACCTGTTCCGTTGTAGAACCCTCTGCACCCTGAATGTGCATGCCATCAGGCAACAATTTAATCTGTTTTAACACAGATGTCTTTCCATCAATCACATTCGTCAAAGATTGAGTGATACTGTCTTTTTCAATTGCAAGTTCTGCCTTAGTTGCATATGACTGTGATTGCGACTTGATGTTATTTATCTCTTCTTGCATGCTAGAAGACTCTTCAACAATCACTCTAATGCTTCCATCAAGTTGTTCTAGGCTTGATTTAGTAGTGGATAGTACATCTGCTATTCCGTTTAAGACATCATCTTTAAATGGCTCTGAAACGGATTCAGTAAGGTCTGTATAAACTGTTTTATATCTAGTCCATATAAATGTATTGTCTGTCTTTTCTGGTCTAGTTATTGTCCAGCTTCCGCCTGTTTGCTCTGTTTCGGATGTTGATAGATAGTATTCAGCATTTACTTGCTTAACACCTTTACCAGCCTTGCCAGTAACGCTCGGTGAGTACACATCACTTGTTGTGTTATCGCTGTATGTATATGTCTGTTTAGTCCACACAGTCCAGCCATCTGTCACAACCGGAACAGTTGTAGTCCATGCTCCTGTCGGAACTTCTGTTGCGCTCTTACCTGCTTGATAAGTCACTATTGGTGTTCCAACAATGCCCCTACCATCAGCACCTTTTGTGCCTGTTAATTCAAATGGTTCATGTCTAATTTCAGCACCACTCGCGGTAACATCTGCAAGCATGTACCATAAATGTTGTCCCTCAATTGTATAGGCTTTATCAGTACTCCAACCACCGTCATCCTTTGATGGCTTTTCGTTTGATGTAGTTTGTAGATAGTACTGCTTAGTTCCTTTGATGGATGTCTTGGTAGTGTTGGTTAAATCCATCAATGTTTCTGTTAATAATTTATTTCCAACATTGATTGTACTTGCGTTGATTGTGCCTGCAGTAATCATCGCTCCATTGATTTGACCATCTGCAGTTATTGCAGTTGTATATGGACCAGCATACCCATTAGAGCTAAATCCTAGCCCACCTTGGGACCATCTCCATACATTTCTTGCCTGTGTATAATCTGCATGATCAGAGATTACTAATTCCGACCAGTTTCCATTACCATCTGTCACTTTGGTAATATATCCGCTAAATCCACTAATGTTAGCAGTAGCGTGTTCTATTGCACTTTCTAATGCTGATTTGATAACCGGTTGGACAATTGCTTTTGTTGATTCTTTGATTGTATCAGCAAAGTTACTTCTAGCCTCTCCTAGTGTAACTTTATCGTACCTATCAGTAAGTACGTTGTATTCAGTCTTAATGACCTTAGCAGTAGCATTTACCCCAAGTTTATCGAAAATAACATGTACTGTATCACATAGACTTACTCTTTCCAGTGAGACTATGTTTTTGTATTCCTCTGTTTGCCACAATTGAATAAACGATACATCAATTGTCACTTTTGGAATTCCTACGTTGTTATTTCTGATGTACTGACTAGCTCGATTATTCAATTGTCCTTTATCGGGTCTCTTATCATACTCTGTCGAGCAATCCAACACATATACTCTCTCTTTTGGATAGTCTGCATGATTGCTTAAATATTGAATATCGCCTATCAATACCTCTTGCTTATCGTTCTCTTCTTTGCTCCAATATGCAATAACACCTGTATATACAGATTCAATAGACTCATCTTGCTTTAAATCAGTTAGATTCTTGCCATATCGAATCGTAACACCGTTATCTCTTCCGCGGTTTTGATAAACTTTAACCGTTAATCTATCAAATTCTAACTCTGCGCCATTTCCGAAAGAGTCCAAGATAGAGCCTTTAGTGCCTGCTAATCTGCTTCTAAATGTAGCAGGTAGTTTTTGTTCATATTTCCCACTACCAGAGATGTCAGTCCAGACATCAAACGGATTAGAAATCATCGAGTTTGTTTTTAGACCATTTAGCGCAGATGCACAATCTCCAGCTTTAAACGGTGCTACTGGTATACCGCCCAAATCATAGCTGATATGTTGAGCATATACTCTTACCACACCATTTAATGGACGTGTTATCTTATAAATTCTAAAAGGCTGTGCGCGTTTCCCGTCGCTTGGTACCGCAAATACAATTCTGTTGTTTCTTATTTCTTCATAATGAATGCCACCGAGTGGATATTCCATTTCCAATTCATAAGAGCCATTTCTTTCTTCAATAACTGTACAAGAAATGGCATCAGCAAGTGTACCAATGCCATTCGTTGTAAATTGTTTTTCTGTTGATTCATATAAGATTGGTTTCATATCGTATACCACCGTGGTTTGATTTCAACCTTAGTAATCCCAGTGCCAAGTGTAATTCCATTTGTTGTATTTGGTAAAAGAACCGGCTCGCCTATCAATTCAACATTACTGTTTCGATTATCTGAACCCTCATATGCATTAAGAGTTTCACAATCTAACTCTATATATTGTGTCCCTGCTTTTTTAATTTTGATTGTGCTATCCCCTAACTTAACTTCGCCAGTGCCATAAATTTTCAGTACCGGTTTAGCAGCGTAACTAGTAGGATTTTCAATACTCCCTGTTGTAGTTAATGTTGTAATAGATTCTCCACTCTTGAGAAATTTCTGAGGCATACAGTCAAATATGATTTCAAAAGATGCACTCTGTCTATCCTTCTCTCCTACTTCAAATGCGCCGTTATATCGCGCCATTCTGTAGTATGTTGGGTTGATTGTATCCTCTAGCCTTTGATATCCATTAAATGCATTTAAATGCGCTCTAAGTTCATCAAGTTTAGACTTCATTTCTTTAGTCATATAGCATTGATAGGTTAACTGAAAGTTATTAAAAGTATTGCTATTCAGCGGTGTTAATGTTCCACTTCTGCCTGGCACTTGTATCTCGTTCAGAATACGTGATGCAGAGTCCCATCCATTACTATCGCTTATAAACGTAAAAAAGGAAGAGGACTCCCTTCCTGCATACGTGAATGTATTAGCCATTGAAAGCCATCTCCCTTCTTCTTTCCATATTAGTTAATTGTTCCTCAACTATTTCAGCCAATCTCTTAGCATCCCCGTTGTATCCATTGATGTTGATTGTGACACCACCCATGTTTACAGTTCCTCTATTATTTCCCTTACTTGACATTAGATTACGCAAGTAATTCTCTGACATTATCACTTCTCGTGCTGTTTCACCACCACCAAGTAATGTATTACCTCTAGCACCAAAGATAGTAGCTCCATCTAAGATACGTGGATTTTTAGTCGCTCTATCATACCAGTCCACGCTTAAATGAGGCACCTTCGGAGGTAATAACGAGAACTCACCGACTAAACTAAAGTGAGGTAATGATATATGAGGTAAACTCCAATTAAAGTTAAATATACCTTTTAACCAGTCTACAATAGGTGCTACAAATGACTTAATTCCACTAAATACACTTGAAAACGTACTCTTTATAGATTCCAATGGATTTTTAACAAAATTAGCCATCGCATTTATCCCAGCACTGATACCATCTAATACAGGTTTAAGTACACCTGACCAAAGACCTCCAATGGCTGAAAACACAGTAGATACAATGCCTTTAATCGCTTCAAATACAGTATGGAATATCGGTTGTAATACCCCTGTCAGAAACGCGCCAATCGCCGTAAAGACTGGTTTTAATATACCTTCCCAAATTGATTTAATTAAATTGAATACAGACTGGACCAAATTACCTATCGTTGAAAAAGCAGTTTTTAAAATTGGCAACAATGTATTTGTTGCAAAATCACCAATTGCTTTAAATGCAGGCTGTAACGTATTATTCCAGAAGCCTACAATCGCAGTAATAACATTGCCAATTACTTCTTGAATGTTTTTCCATGCTTCATTAACGAAATTTCTAAAATCTTCATTATTCGTGTACAGAAGTACTAACGCTGCTATAACTGCGCCAATCGCCGCCACAATTGGATGAGCCATCAAAAAGCCTAATCCTTCTGACAGTTTCCCGATTGAACCTGTGATTCCCGAAATGATGGAAATAACAGGACCTGCTGCAGCTAAAACTCCAACAGAAGCAAGAATAAACTGTTGCATACCAGGGTCTAATCCTTCCCACTTATCTATTAGGCCGACAACGGTATCAATTAATGTGGCAATAACTTCATTTAAAGCAGGCATGACTGCTTCAGCAATTTTATATCCAAGTAACTGTATGTTATTCAACGCAATTTTAAAATTGTCAACAGGGTCTAAAGTTGCTGTATAAGTGTCTGCAACAGAGCCTAATGCATCTTGCAATGATACGCTAGAATCAACAAACATATCTGCAGATAGAGTGCCATTTTTGAAAGCTGCATACAACTGTGGACCAGCCTTTGCACCAAATACAGAAATTGCACCCTCTGTAGAAGATAGTGCTTTCGCAAAGGCATCTTGCATGCTAATTCCTTCAGCCATTGCATTTGCTTGTACTTTCTTTAATCCTTGCATGGCAGTAGAAACATCTACACCAGACTTTTCTAAGTTACCTAAGAGCGTAGCTGCACTTGCCGCGTTTAAGCCCATACCCTGTAAAGCCGTTGCATTAGTTACAAGGCCCGTTTCTAGCGAATCCATGCTTACGCCTGTATCCTGACCGACTTTATTCAATGTATCTAAAAAAGCGCCTGTATCATCCGCCGACAATCCGAATGCAGAAATTGCTTTCTGCACTTGATCTATCGACTGATTAACATCGACACCATTTATTTTTGCAAATTGTAAAAACCTATTTGATAGGTTATTTAAAGTCCCACCAGTTACCCCAAATCGTGTATTGACCTCTCCGACGGCTGTGCCAACATCTTTAAATGAAAACTCCGTACTAGTTGCTATTAGCTCAACAGAATCTTGCAAATCTTTTAATGCACCACCTGTAGCTCCAGTTTTTTGGATGACTGTATCCATACCATCATCAACTTGTGCCCAAGCGGCCATAGATGCAGCAGCAATGCCAGCAATAGGTACAGTTAATCCTTTTGTCATTGCATCGCCTATTGGTTTCAACGAGTTACTAATACCACTTAATTGTTTACTAAAGGTGCTAGTAAACGCATTCCCTGATTGCTTCCCTGCGCTTTCTCCTGCCTTTGCTGTTTCTTTCCCCAACGTTTCAGAAATAGCATTTCCTATTCCATCAGTAGTTGGTATGAGTCGCACATAGGCGCTCGCTAGTTCGATTCCATCCGCCATTATGCACATCCGTATCTAGACCTATTAAAGTCATCTTTTGACATATATGTTTTACAAGAATCTTTCTTTTTGCTCTTATCTTCTCTGCCCAGAACTAAATCAACTAGTCTTGTAGGCATTTCTTTTTTGTTATTCCCTACAAGCATGTACTCAATTTCAGATAAGCGATCGTGTATGCTTGGCAATAACAAGTAGTCAGGTATTTCTTGAATACCCTGCATCTTCTTATAAATTCTTGATTTAGCCCCTAAGCCGAACACAAGTACAGCCACCTTTGATGGCGGAAGGCTCTTATAGTTAAAAAGGTGATAAGTCTCTGCTAAATCGCAGGTCAACTCATCACCGTATTTATTAACTATTTCGGCAAGGGCTATTAGTTTTTTCCGTTATTAATCGAAGACATGAAACTTGATAACTCTTCACTCATCTTCGTAGCATGCACTACACCATCGTTAGATAGTGAGCGTACATGTTCTTTAAAAGCATGATATCCATCTTCTCCTAGCAAAATCTTCACCGCTGAAATGAGAGAAGCTGTCTTGCCTTTATCTGCTTCTCCCCATAACTCTAAAAGTTCCCAGTTATCCAATGCACTGTCTTTAATTTCAATCTCAAAACCTGTTTTTGTCTTGCCTTTCATTTTTTATCTCCTATGCAGTTGGTGCTTGATAGTAATCGTATGATGTATTGCCATTTGCATCGAGCATAGCACTAAGTGTTACATCATAGCCGATTGCAGAATCTTTCTTATATGCCAAGTCACCGAGTTCTGTAATCTTTGCATTAGGCACAACGATACGAGATAGCGTTCCATCCAGCATTACTGTGTCGATAACCCACGCGTTAGCAACTGGTTCTAAAGCGTTATGTTTAACTGTCATTGATGCTGTTGTTGTTCCATCTAACTTACCTGTAACATTAGAATCACCATAAACAGCCTTCTGCACTAGATCATTAAGTGTTTCAATCATCTTAAATTTAAATGATTCTTTGTATTCTGTCTGAACGGTCGCTACTACGCCGCCACCCCATTCTTTAATATCATTAGAGCTTCGTGATTGTGAACGTGTCACACCTTCCTCGGAAATGTATCCTACACCTTTAAATGCTACATTTAATGCAGTTTTTGCATCTGTAGGCAATGCAGTTCCAAGTGGCGCATAGTAAATAGCACCTGTTACCTTAGGGCTACTTGTTGATACATTCTTGGCTTTATTTGTATTTGCTTCTGCCATATTATTCCTCCATAAATTGTCTTGTTACAACAGAAAAAACCGCTTGATAGCGGTACTCTTTTGTTGCAATATTCGTAAAATTGTAATCGTTAATAAGACGTATAGATGATAGTCCTCGCACACTTGCGTAGACCATTATCTTTTTGATTTTCTCGTTTAATTGAGCCGCCTTCAATAACGATAGTGCGTGTGATTTAATCGCAATCGTTGATGTTGTCACCCAGTCTTTACTGGCTGTTCCTGTTTTCTCAACGATCACATACTCATCAGGAGCGCTCTTAGGTCGCTCCATATAGGCTTTAATACCTTTGCTATTTAGCAGTTTAATAATTTCTGATTCGACCATATCTACCCCTGTGTACTTTTTAAAAGCGTATTGTTTTCTAGATTATCCTCTTTTGCCTTATCGCTAGCGGCTTTAACAAGAGCTGTAACACGTCCATCTTTTGATGAATGCATTATTTTATACTCATAGCCTTCACCTGCTCTCGATACTTGCCTACGTGCCAGTTCCTCGATATAGCCCTGCACTGCAGGACAACGAAGTAGCTCGCCTACTCCTTCTCTATTGATTTCTAGACGTTCTAAAATGGTATTACTCATAGCGCTCTACGTAGTACTTATCATTCCAACGTAATGGAATCATCTTATCAATACCCTTTTGAGGTAATGAGAATACGTGCCAGCGATAACCATAAAACTCTACAATTGCATCAGTCCATACATGTGTATCGCCCTTAGGAATACCAAGTTGGTACTGTGCCTTTTTGCCATATAGATTAGTGACATCAAGATTTTCTTGTGAACCTACTGGAGCGACAAGAACATCATCAACTTCTATCGGTTCTCCATCCGTGTAGGTTGGTGTGTTGAAAGCGTCTGTCCCTGTCTGAACTTGTGGAATGATTTTAACAGTAATTCCCTTAATGGATGCCATATAGGTCCACCATTCCAAAGCGCTGGCGTGTTAGTCCCAAGCGCTTTAAGTCCTTCTTCAAAATAGACATTCCACCACCTGTATTCACATATGTTCCTGACCATGAATAACCTAGTGCAGACTGTGATTCTTGCGAAAGAGTACTTGCATTATCGGATGATAACTGGTCTAAATATCGAGAAATGACATCTACAACAACAGACTTTACTACGTTTGGTAGTATTTCGCCCTTAGCAATCATTTCATCTAAGTCTTTGCCAACCCTTTTAGCTTCTTGACGAAGTGAATCAGAAACAATTGGCAATAACGCCTCTACTTGTTCCTGTTCTGCATTTGATAAAGGTTTCCAAATAGTATTGACATCATTTACGCTTGCTAGGTTGTTTGCCATCCTTTACCACCTTCTTTTCTTTAGTGCTTACAGGAGACGGCTCTTCAACCGCCTCCCATACGTCACTAATTAAAACAGATGAAACATCAATTACACGTCCGTTTTTAATGTTTCTATACTGCATGATTAAGCCTTAGCAATCTTCTTGAAGGATGCAGTATCTAAGATGCCCCAACCGATGTATGCTTCAGCACGTAATACAATCTGATTTGTACGCTTTAGGTCGCCCTGTCCATCTGGATCACCATACTCGATGATTTCACATGGTACATTTTCGGTGTAGCCCCACTTAAATGCATTTTGGAAGTCACCGACAATTGCTAAGTCCTTAGATGTTCCGAAGGATACTGTGTTATTAACATCTGATGCCATGCCGTAGAATGCTTCTGGATTCTGACCAAAACGGAACTCAGGATACTGTGCTACACCATTAACCTTAATCTTGGATAATGCTGCGCTGAAGGCTGGAGCCATTGCGATACCTGTTACTACTCCATCTTCGCCTGTGATAGCTTGTACAGCAGTATCAATATCTTCATCTTCCTTACCTGCAGTTATTGTAACTGTAGCAATTGTA